CTACAGTTCATAATAGTAAGAACTTAACCAGATGTTGAAGTCTATTACAACTGAGTGCAGAGGGGCAGAATTTAGTATTAATATATAAAGAAAGATTGATGTGGAGATTTTAACATTTAAAGAAATTAAGAAGTTACAGAACTTGTTTAGTTGGGCACAGTTCTATCAGAATAGTGAGCAATTAGCAACTTCTAGATATCCTAGACATTATTATTATGAATATGGCAAGAAATGCACATTAATGCCTGAAAATGATGTTATTAGATATAACAATGTTCAACAAGAGATTAAACTAATTGGCAACAAGTAGTTAAAAAGAATTAATTATAATTGATTACATTATCTACAGACTGTATGTCTCAAAGTTAGATTTAAAATGTAATTAGTTAAATTATATAAAGGAATCATCCCTCTCCTTATTACAAACTGGGATTTATTAAAAAACAATCAATAAATACAATTATTATGAAAACTTTAGAAACATTATCAAAAGGAGAAACTTTATTAACATCTGTTAGAAAAGTAAATGGTGGCAAATTTCAAATTGAAATTGCTGAAATGGTAGAGAACCCAAATGCAAAGGTTAATGTTGCGTCTTTACTAAATGCAGGTGATGAGCGTTTTGCTCAATCTAATGGCAAGCCACGTAGAGCTTGGCAATCTGCAACTCCTGAAGGTTTGATGTTAGTTGGACTAGATGTAAACAAATTATCATTCAGCAATGTAAATGGTAATGAAGTTGCAACAGTTAACATGCTAAACCCAACATTAGATGGTGATCGTCTACATGTACGTTTAGTAGATTCTTACAAACAATCTTATGAAAAACAAGCTCCTAAGCAAGTGATTGATAAAGATGGTGGTAAAACATTCTTTATGAGTGGTGGTAAACACATCTATCAATCAACTGAAATTGTTTGTGGGACAGTTGAGCATTCTATCATCAAGTCTGATGAGAGAGTTAAACAAGGTGCACGTGTTGCATCTGTTAGTTCTGCAAGTGCATTGAATGCATAATGCAATATAATTAGATGAGTGAACGTTAACAGCGTTTGCTCATCTTTTTATTTTAATTTAAATTTATAATCAAATGGAAAAATATACATTAAAGAGAATTGATGATGGTTTAGTTAAAGAAGCAAACAAAGTTATTTACATTGAATGGAATGATGATGATGCATTTAAATCTAAACATGATGAAGCTGCTATTGGAAGAAGTCTTATGTTAGATTCAAATAATTTTAATTATACTTGGTTAACAACTCCAATAGTTGAAATATTAGAAGAAAAAGATAAATACATTAAGTTTAGAACAGAAAATTCAACATATGAACTTAATTCATTATAAAATATTTACACATTGTAATAACCAGTAATAGTCTTGTAGGTAGCATTTGATATGTGAACCAGCTATGAATGTTTTACATGTTAGTCAGGTGGCGGAATTGGTTAGACGCAACCAAGTAATCTCAAAACACAGCCTTGCTAACTACATTAGGTGTAGGGAATATGAGATGAATAACACTGGTTAGTAGAAATAGTGTTAACGATTTACAGGTTCAAATCCTGTCCTGACTACAATAGGTTGATTGGGGAAAGCTGCTCATGCGGAAGAGGAGGATATAATCCAAAGTAATGCCAATCATAAAAGCAGATGTCCACGCACCCATCTTCTGCTTTCCTATTTTATATGGTCAAATGATGTAAGTGGGAATGAATACCACCTTGGATAACACCTCTTGATAAAGGAGAGATGCAGGTTTGAATCCTGCTTTGACCACTAAATTAATTATTAACTTTTAAATAAAGAATAATGAAAACACAAGAAGAAATAGAAAAGTTAGCTAAAAGTATTTATGGTAAATACACAGAAGAAGATTATGAAGAAGGATATTTAGATGGCTACAACCAATGCCAAGAAGATATGGCTAAAGACCAAACAGTAACAAGGTTTGAAGTTATTGATGAAAATGGTAGGGTTTATAATGAACATCATTGCAATGTAGAACTATCTTACCAAGATGATGGTAGAACATTAAAAGTATTTATTAACTCACTAAACAAACAAAACAATGAAAACTAAAGAAGAAATAGAGCAGTTAAAATTAGAAATTTATAGAGACATACAAGGAGGCATTGGAGGGGACTATGGATTTTTTAGTGCTGGATTTAATATTGCTTACACTCAATGCCAAGAAGATATGGCTGATAAGAAATATACAGAGCAAGATATAAGGAAAGCTATTATTTTATCTTGTTTTGCTACTGCTTTATTGGGTGTCATTTTACAGTTACTTTTAAACTAAAAAAACAAGACAAATGAAACAAACAGCAGTAGAATGGTTGATTGAGCAAATGTTAGAGCAAGGATATTTTGATGGCAATAAGCCACTTACATTTACCAACCTTGACCACTTGCAACAACAAGCCAAAGCAATGGAGAAGGAGCAGATAATTAGTGTTTATTGGGATGCATATAATGAAGGCAAATATAGCACAGATAAAACAGCAGAGGAATACTATAAAGAAAATTTTAAACAAGACTAATATGATAAAAGAAGTTACAAGAAAGTCTATGATGATTAGGCCTAGTGGTAGATCTACTGATTTTATTAGTCCAAGCTTTGGTCATGGTTGTTTATACAACTGCTCATATTGTTACATGAAAAGACATAAGTCTGAAGGTTTAGACATTGCAAAGAATACTATGGATATATTAACAGAGATTAATAATCATTGTATGTTTTCTGATGTAGACAAACCTAATCAAACTCATGCTAATTTTGTTACATATGATATAAGTTGTAATGAAGATTTTGCATTGCATGCTAAATACCATGAATGGGAAAAGATATTTGATTTCTTTAAACAACATCCTGTAGCTATGGGTTCATTTGCTACTAAATATGTTAATGTAAATCTAATAAATTATGATCCAGAAGGTAAGATTAGAATAAGATTTAGTTTAATGCCACAGAGTATTTCTGACAAGTTAGAGCCTAATACATCTAAAATTATTGATAGAATTAAAGCTATTAATGCATTTATAGATTCAGGATATGATGTTCATATTAATTTTAGTCCAGTTGTTGTATATGACAATTGGATTGAAGATTATGAATACTTATTCCAAATGGTTGATAATTATGTAGACTATAAAGACACAGTTAAATGTGAAGTTATATTTTTAACTCATAATGAGGGTAAACATAATTACAATCTAATTAAAAATCTAACAGGTGAAGATTTATTGTGGAATCCAGACATTCAAGAATCTAAAACATCACAATATGGTGGTGATAATATTAGATACAAACATAATTTAAAGCATTATTATATAAAAGAATGGACTAGATTACATGATGATATTATACCTTGGAATACAATAAGATATATATTTTAAATAAAATAATATGAAAGGAACACTACATAAAAAAGAAAATGGCTGGCAGGTATGGTATCATGCTAAAGAAGATTTGTACTATGGTAATACAGAAGTAAGAATATTACCTTTACATGATGGTGATTACTTTGAAGTAAACAGACCAGGTCAATACAGTGAAGGTAAAGAAGTAGAGTTTGAGATTGTAGATGAGATAATAGATCTAGGTAGGCATGGTTCTACAGTAGTAGAAAAAGCTAAACTTGTAGATAACTGGTCAATCATGAAGGAAGGTGATATAACTGTAAACTTTAAACCAATGTCTGAGTTTGATGAGCCTAAATATCCTACTAAACTTCATCAGCTCCAGATACAGGCAGCTGAAGCATGCTTTAGAAAGTATCCAAATAATGAAGAGCTTTATCCTACTGATGAGCTTAAAGATGCTTATAAAGCAGGTGTAATAGATGGACTTAGAGAATGGAGACTAGACAGTTATAATCCACCAACTAAAAAACAAGACAATGATTAATAAAGAAATATCCTTAGTACTTACTCAAGCAGAGATAGATTCTCCTGAAGACATCCAGATTAAGTTTCATGTTTATAGTGAAGATGATCTTAATAATGAAGAAGGTGTAACATACACTATAAATTATCCTAAACCTGTAGACAATGGAAAAAGATAGAATAATCATTAGACCAATGTACAAAACAGATCTTGAATACATTAAAGGAATGAAGGTAGCTATACTTAAGTCTACAGGAGAGATAATTAAAAGACATTTTGACAATGTTGGAAAGCATATACCAAAAAAATACAGCACTATACCAATAGAAACATTATCTTATGATGATATAAATTGGGAATTAGCTGGTTATAAAATTAAACAAGACAATGGAAAATAACTTACCAACAGCAGAAGAATTTTTAAAAATAGAAAATTTACCTACTGATATATTATCAGGAGATGATATTAATTATGCAATGATTGAGTTTGCTAAACTACATGTAGAAGCTGCATTAAATGCTGCATGTGAAAGTGAAGGTTATGATATAGATGAAGATTCAATCTTAAATGCTTACCCACTAACTAATATAAAATAACATGGAAAAAGAATTTTGCACATATGAACAAGCAATAGCTCTTAAAGAGTTAGGATTTGATGAACCCTGTTTTGGTTATTATGATGAAGGTGGAAACTTGTATACAGAAATAGTAGAAGTGTTAAAAGCACCACTTTACCAACAAGCATTTAGATGGTTTAGAGAGAAGTATGGTTTATTTGGTACGGTAGATAAAAAAGATGGAATTAGATTTTATAAAATTGAAGATGAAAATGAAAAAATAATAGCAGTTGCTACGTCTTTTAAAACCTATGAAGAAGCAGAACTTGCTTGTCTTGACAAACTAATAGAAATCTGTAAAAACAAATAAGATGGATAAAGAAACACTCGAAGAAGCTGCTGAAAATTATTGGGCTAAACAACCTTATAATGAAGATGCTTTTATTGAAGGTGCTAAATGGCAACAAGAAAGAATGTATAGTGAGAAAGAAGTTAAAAAAATACTAGATGTAACTTTAATAGAGTATTCTGATTTTGTATTGGCTGATATACCAAAATGGTTTAAACAATTTAAAAAGAAATAAGGGTCCTCATTACCATTATAATAAAAAGCGAAGAAGAAGTATGTCAGCTATAATGGTTATGTAAAGTCTGTGATACTATATGTTTTCATACTTTCCTATAGTTTAGATAACGGGACCAAATTATTAAATAAACAATACAATGACAGTTATACATGAAGTACAACAAGTTTTATGGGTAACTACCCCACATGGTGATGGTCAAGTACTGTTTATTATGGACTATGGTGTACATGAGAACACTATCTGGGTAGTAGCCTTAGAAGATGGTAGTGAAATAAAGCATTATAATACCACACAAATAAAACTTTGTTGGAATAATACATTAAATTTTAATCTAAATAAATAAAAACTATGACAAGTTATGATGATTGGAAGTTAGCAACTCCTGATAATGAAGGTGATGCAATTAATGTTGAATGCCCTGAATGTGAAGGATTGGGATTAATTGATGATGATGAAGAATGTTTTGAATGTGAAGGTAAAGGAATTATTAATAAATAAACTATAAAAAAATGGGACAAAAAGTAATTATTGAAGATCTACAGCCTGGTAAAACATCTAATGGCAATGATTATTCTACAGAAAGTATGAAAGTTTACATTAAAGCTCAACATAAGTTGTCCGCTTTAGTGCCTAGAGATGCAACAGTTTGGACTAAAACTGATAGTGAAATAAAAGAATTAAAGAAAGCTAAAATGCAACATAAAGTGTTGATGCTATCTAATTATCCAGAATACACTAATAAATCTGATTTTTACACTCAAAAAGCGCTAATATGGAACTAACTAACAATCAAAAAATCAATGAATTTTATTCAGAAGCTTTATCTTTCATCCAAAGAGATGATTATAAAAGTGCAACTAAAGTGCTTTATAATTCTATGCCAGAGGCATTATATGACCAATCAATGGACATATTATTTAATAGAAATACAAAGACAATTGATGATGAGTTTAAAGAATTAAGAGAATTAATTAAAATGGTTGATGATAAGTTAGTAGAATTTTCAACTAATGATGAAGTTAATGAAGAAATAGTTGATCATTTTAATGGAGATATATTTTAATTATGATAGTAGAAATAACAAGAGAAGAAAAGAATCAAATTGTTAGAGATACATTGGACAGAATAGTTTATTGTAATAACTATAAAGAAGAGCTTATGAAGCTTAATAGTAAATACAATCCACATAGAGATGTCAAATATAGATATAACAGTATTCAAGAAACTTTAATAATCCCTCAAATAATAGCATAAGATGAATTATAGAGATAAGAAAAGATTAACAAACAAAGACAAGTCTTTAATAAAGGCTAGATATTTTGCTAAAGTTGAAGAATATAAGCTAAAGACTATTGATGAGTTAACTGATATATTTAGAAATAATAAAATATCAGCAACAGATAGGAATGCTATTATTGCTGCAACAGAATATTTAATGCAAGATAGTATGGACAAAATTACAACAATGAAAATTGATAGTGAAATAGATGCTGAATAATGGCAAAAAAGAATACAGGAGATAAGTCATTAGTAATTTCTAAAGCTATATTTGACAAGTTTAATAAAATTGATGATAAGAACATTAAGGATTTCTTTAATGAAACTACAATGTTTATAATAATTGTCAATGCTAAGAACAAAATCAATATGTTGCATTCATTTATGGTAACCAGAAAACTTACTAAAGGTGTGTTTAAATTCAATTACATGTGGGATGGCAACTTGTCATCCTGCAATGTAATTGTAAGAGAGAATGAATCAGCAGAAAATTATGAAATTAGAATTAATGATTTAAAATCCTATATGAAAAATGAAATCAAACTTGGAAGATTGTATGCAAGATCAATACAATGAGCTTACATTAGTCTCAATTGTTAATAGTTTTACAATTGTAGATAAAAAGATGAAGATAGTTAATATTTCTGAAGACATGTTGTCTGAAGATAATTTAAATTATTTAATGCAATTAAAAAAGAGATATAAATATAGTTTACAATACACAATTAAATAAAAAGAAATGGAACAAAATTTAATATTAGACATTAATAGAATTTCTAAGAAACTTCTTATTAATGATATTTTCTATGGTTTGTTTTTAACAACAATAGAGAAAAAAGAATCAAAAGATGTGCCATTGGCTGCTGTTGGTCTTAACAAGAATACAATGGAATTCTGTTTAATAATTAATCCAGAAGAATGGTTTAAGCTTACAGATGAGATTAAGTTTGGTGTATTAAAGCATGAGGCTATGCACCTTACAGCATTCCATTTAATAACTATGGATTTATATCCAAATGCTAAAATGGATAATATTGCTTGTGATATTGATATTAATCAAAAGATACCAAAACAATATTTGCCAGAATGGGGATGT